CGGCCCGCTCTGAGGCTGCGATGCTGTCGGCGCGCCACCACTAAACGCCGAGAAGATCGCGTCGTCACTCATACCGCCAGACTGCTGGCCGACCGGAATCCCGGGCAGCGTTTGGGATTTCGGTTGCGGCATATTCAGTCGTCCTAGAACCTGTTGCGCATATGGGCTATTGCCAGTCTGAGCGGCCTGAGACCCTGCTCCGTCTTTGTAGGCTGCGAGTGCCTTACGCGGATCATTGAAGCGGTCAAGTTGTTGCCCGAGATACCACGAACCGACGTCTGCTCCCACCTCTGGCTTAAGCAGATCCTGCATCGTGTACTTCGTACCGTTTGCAGCGTTGTAGTCGGACAATGCGGGCGCGCGCACCTGCATCAGGCCCGCGGCACCCTGTCCCCCTCCCGTCTTGTTCCATGCAGACGGATTGCCACTGGACTCCTGCTGAACGACAGCTCGGATCAGCGCAGGGTCGAGGTTGTACTTTTGGGCCGAAGCCTGAATGATGCCGCTCAGATCCCTTTACTGGCCTCCCGGCATTTGGATGAGCCCCGCACGAACGAGGTTGCCAAGATCTGCCTTCAACTTCGAGAGCTGCTGCGGCGACTGGCGCTTCAAGAACGCCTGCTGCTGCGCCGGATTCATCGACGTGAAAACAAACGCATCAGGATTCACCGTCTTGTTCCACTGCGATTGCCACTGGTTGAACTTGTCGGTGGTAAGGCCCGAGTTCTGGAACGCATAGTCCTGCGCAGCGCGCATCTTCTCTGCAGCAATCGTTTTTGCGAGGATGTCTTCGTTCGCAAGCTTCGAGATGTTCGGATTCGCATTGCCCGTTACGGCAGCGTTCAAGCGTGCATCAGTGCCGGTGCCAAGCGAGCCCGAAACAGACGAAGCATAGTTCGTCAGGATCTTCTTAAACTCGTCGTAGTTCTGCACATCCCCCGTCCAACCCACCTTCTTGGCAATATCCGGCGCCAAGGCATTGAAAAACGACTTTGCTTGATTGCGCCAATCGGTACCCGGACCGGTCTGAATGCCGGAAAGAGCATCACGAGCGTTCTCAAGCAGGTTGATGCGCATAGGAGCATCAGCCGCCGCGTCGTGTAGCGTTTGCGCTGCCGTGTTCGAGGTGCCCGCTTGCGCAGCGAGTGCAGCTTGCTGTCCAGGCCCAAGAGACGTTTGAATGCCTCCTGCAAAGCTTCCAGCCTGTCCGGGCGCATTGTAACGGCCCGTATAGCCTTGTCCTGCCGTGACGCCACCATTCCCCATTCCTTGGAGCTGTTGCTGCTTGGTGATGGCGTAATGGGCTCCCGTATTCGGGTCGACGACGTCCACGTTTTGCGCAGCAGCCTCCGGCGAGAGAGTATTCGTAACACCACCAACCAGCTGAACTTTGCCAGTAAGAGGATCGCGGTTCGTAAAGAACTGCTGACCGCCCGTGTTGACGATTCCTCCTTGCGGCGCCAAGAGCGCGACTTGATCCTTCGCATTCTGAAGCGACACCCAATGGTTCTTCGCCCAACCGGACAATTCCTTCGGGTCTTGCGGAAGCTCTTGAGCATACTGGATAGCTTGCTGAGGCGAGATCATGCCATTCTGTACCCCACCGGTCAGAGCACTGATCACATCCTGCTGTGTAACGTTATCGCCCTTCGCGACAAGTCCGCCGAGCTGAGATCCCCAATACCCGATCTGCTTCTGAATCCCCTCCAGTTTCGCATTCTGAGCGCTGTATTTCGCGCCTTCCATGCCGTATAGCTTCGCGGCTACGTCTGGCAAGTTATATGCCGATGCAGGATTTTGAGAGAGCGCGGCCAACACTTGCGGAACGTTCACATTTCCGCTTTGATCTGTATTCGCCTGAATGGCGGATGAAGCGGCTTGATTCGCCGCCATCTGCTGCTTAAGCTGGGCGAGCTGCGTGTTTCGCTGTTGCAGCGCGAGCAGCCCCGTGACGGCCCCTTGGAAATCAGGTAGACGTTGCTGAGTCGGGATAATGGACGCGTCGATCGGCCTTTAGCTCACCTTCGAGTAGTCAACGTATTTCGTACCGCCAAAGTCGATGACGGAATCCGGCCTAATACGCTCTGCCTCTTGAGCCATGACGCCGACATGTACTTCGTCGCTGTTTTTGTAACGGAAGGAATAGACTTTGTGCCCTCCCTCCGTTGTTCCAAGGTAGCGAATATCGCGCTTGTGTCGAGCGTCTGACAAGAGACTGAATATGCCCGCGCCCCCTAGCCCAAGGTTGAACAGCGAGTTCATCGCGTTCGACTGAGAATTCCCGGCGGCGATCTGACCGGCAGCTGCTGCATTAGCTGCCTGAGTTGCATAATTGCCCGCTTGATTCGCGGTTTGCATTCCAGCATTTCCGACCCCAGCCGCCGAACTTTGGCCGAGGCCGAGCAATCCTGCCAGTCGGTTGTACTGGTCGGAATTGATGCCGTAGTTCATGCCGAAATTCGACTGGTTCTGCTGGTACTGAGAAAGCGCGTTCTGGAACTGCTGCTGATACGTCTGATCTGCCAGCCCCGTAGCGTAGCCAGCCAGCCCTTTTGCCTGAGCGCCCGAAAGATTCAACCCCTTCGCTGCGAGCTGGTTATTCATGTTCTTCATGCCCTGCTGGAGGGCGAACTGATACCCGGGAGTCTGCTCAAGCTGCTGCTGCGTCGGATTCCAATTGAACGCTGCATTCTGCGGCGTTAGAGAACCCCCTCCTAGTAACGCCTGCAATTGAGGGATGGTCTGAGTACCTACATCCATGTAGGGCTGCAAATTCTTTTGCAGCTGTTGGAACGCTTGGTACTGAAGATCGGCAGCATGGTTCGCCGCATTGGCTTGCGTATTCGCCGCGCTTTGAGCGGCGTCCGCCTGCTGATTGGAACCTGTCAGATCCCCGATGATGTCGCCAATGAATCCCCTTACCGCCTCCCCATCATAACCATTGCTCGCGGCTTTCCATCCCGCACGTAAGCCGCAGCGATGCGACCTTCTTCCTGATAACCGCAGCGCCGAGCAAGCCTAAGCGCGGCTACATTCCATTCCCCGATTGGCGCCAGAAACTTCCTGACGCCTTTCGCGCGCATCATCTCCATACACTCGAAGATGAACGGCTCAATGCCTGTTGCTCCCTTAAGCATGCAGACGTGGATCTCGGCCATCGTCACGGTCGGGCGCCGAAACATTACAAAGCCAAGATCCCGAAACTGGAAATATGTCTCGCTCTGACGATACGCGAACTGCTCCGGAACGATCCCATCCTCGGCCACCCACTTCCATACGCGAGGATCGCGCATAACTCGCGTCACGAAGTCAGGATCGGCACGTCGGATCATCGTGTTAGCCCAAGAACTCGAGCTTCAGGTGCAGCGCATATTTCATCGCGCCATCCGTGCCGGACGCATATCCAGTAGTCTGATACGTGATATTGGATGCGGCTTTTACGTTGATGATCTGCGAGCCCCCTGCAAACGCGCCCGGAGCGTTCGCGGTGTTGGTGGGCGTTACGGTCCCGGCCAGAACAGCTACGCTCGAATCGGCGTCCGTCCAGCCGATCCCAACACTCGGCAGCGTCGAGGAAGCGCCGTCTGCCGTCGTAACGACAGCGTACGCGCTCACGCGGTACATGCCGCCCGCGTTGGCACCTACCGTGTACAAAACCGCCGATCCGACATTCGCACCTTGGTTCGCAAGATCGACCTTGGCATATTCGACAGGGACGCCGTTCCCGACTGTCGGAGTGCCGTTGTAACTCGCCAACGTGCCACTGATCTTGGCGACAGTCGGATTGGGATAAGTGCCCGCGAGATCGCCGCCAGCTGGGCCGTTCGGAGGAAGCGAAGTTGGAATAGTGACACTCCCACTCGCAAATTCCGCGACGTCGGAAATCGAGACGGTGCTGTCATCGCCGCCATTCGAAATGTACAACCGTTCTTGACCAGTAAGCCTGATCTTCTCCTAAATCATGATCCGCTGGTTTCGTAGACGCCGCCCATCATCGTGATAACGGCTGCCGTTCCTGCAAGAGCTTGCAAGGTAGAACCCGGCGCAAGCTGCAGCCCAATTGCAGCGGGCGGAACATAAGTCTGCCCACCGGATAATGTGAAAGCCGATAGAAATGCGTTTGCAGCCCCGGCCGTGCCCCCGGTCGTGACGTTGTACAGAGTCACCGGCACCGGATTTGCTGAAGTGTTAGTCAGAGACAGGTTATTGATCGTGGCTGTCGTGCCCGGAGGCGCCGTGTAATATGTCGCTGCGCTTGCGGTCAGTTGTGCCGGGACAATCGATTTCGGAACTCGCTGCCTAATTCACCTCGGGATAACAGTCATGGTGGGCGCGTCGGAATACGTCACCGTCAACGCGTCTCCAGCATTCATTTCAACAAGCTGACCGCCTGACGCGACAGACAGCGTAAGTGTACTCGATCCACGGACATAAGAAAGACTACTAACCGTTCCGCCAGTCAGATGAACCGCTTGTCTCGACGTTGCCTTGTAGGAAAACGGCGACGCGCCAACGGTGATAGCCGAAGGCGCCTGAGTCCATGCGGAGTCGCTAACGGGAGCGGTTACAAGAACATCGGGCGCACTGCTAGAAATAGGCCATGGAGCCACGGTTTCTATCGGGAATGCCGCCGCATCCGATACGTTAGGCGACCATGTCCCAGGATCTACCAACGCTCCATCCCAAGCCGCCACTGTTGCCCGAACCTGCGCGATAGCATCCGAGATCCGCGCCGTTTCCTGCGACGAAAAATCCGCTTGCGGCAAGAAATCTTCGAGGCCGAGAATATCAGCGATCGTCAGTTGCCCATCGCCACCACTATCACCTCCCGTACGTCGGAAAAGCTGCACGAAGAAGATGAACCACGCCTCCGTCCACTTCCCTGTCCGAGGATCGATCGGCGCGACATCAATGAGCGGAATATTGGTGACGAGGTTCATTGGTTGTTCGCCTCTGCCTGAATCCATGCCCCGAGCAGAGCTGTTTTAACAGGTGCCGACCACGACAACTCAAACACGCGATCACGCCCCATCCCGAGCCGCTGGAATTGAATCGAGGTCAGGTATTCCCCCTCTTTCCCGAGGCTGCTTTGAATAGCGTTCCCCCATGACTTGCCACGTGTGTCGCTCCAGCGTAGGAAGACCGGCACCTCATCGTGGTCAGAACCGTTGCCGACTTCCATGTTGGCGATGAATTCTCGATAGCGAATGCGGCTCGAATTGTCGTCGACGTTGTGCGGGAAGGACCGGATGCGAGGGATGGGATTGCCGTTATCGGTATAGGCCAGAGAATCCCACCGGTACAGATTGCCGTTCTCCCAATCGCCTACCACGCGGGCACCGTATGCGCTCGCATAGCAGTTCGCACGATGCCGCCGCAGATTCCCGTTCCCGTCGACCCACAACAACTCGTTCCACTGTCCCGTGCTGAGATCGTATTGCCACGTCTTGTCGGATTGCGGGAAGATCAGAACATAGAAAAAGTGCCCGTCAAGCTGATAGGTAAACCCAATCGCTTGCCTGAGATCCGGATAGCCACTCATCTCGTTGTCCAACGCGAAGGTCGAGATCTGCGCGGCATTGAACTGCTCCGTCTTGCAGATGACGGCCGTCCCTTGCGGCGATTGAGATAACCAGTACAGTTCCCCGTCCATTTGCGCGATCGACGCTGCCGACATGCATCCATGCTGCATGAACGTGCCGGGAAGTCTAGAAAAGGGAAACGGCGTATCACCCGCATCAAACCAAACTTCCGTTGTGCTTTCCCCGAATAGATAGACATACCGCTTCGCGACGCCAAGGCCAACGAGCTTGTCGGAGAAGCCTGCTTTCGAGGCAAAATCCGTCGCATCGAAGTTCGCCTCATCGACAAGCGAGATGTACCACTCCCGCGTATTCGGGATGTTCAGCACGAAGTACCCATCCACGAACCCCACATTGCTACCTCCGGCAAATGCATCGCCAGAAATGGTTGCCAAAGCATCATTCGCGAGATTGATCGTGTAGCCGGTCGTCGTACCATCAACAAACAAAAGGTAGCTCCCATTGTCGACCATGCTGATGTAGCCGGCCGAGGTGCCGATGTCGCCCAACTTGGTCATAGCCCAGTCGGATGAAATCCGATAGACGGCACTCCCACAAACTCCATAAAGTACATTGTTGGACGCGAAGTACAGCTGGCGCCAGCCCTGACCGCCGGGGGCCGTACCCAGCAACGTTAGCCCGGGAGTCGGGTAATACGTGAAGGGGAAAGACGCATCCTCGGGATTTTTCTCCGCGTACAGGTTCACGCAGCGCTGAGCCTCGGCAACAAGGCTTTTCGCCATATATGCGCCGGTCGTGAGAGGAAGCTTCATCCGGCGCTCCCGATAAAGAAGTCGCCAAAGACGTTGTAGGTGCCCTTGTTGTTGCCACGGAGCGCAGCGGGCATCTGAAGTCGCGGAATCTGCGCATTCGCTTCCTCGATGATGCGCATCGATGCTTCGGCCTTTTTCTCCGTAACCGGGTTCACCGGGAGCCCATAGAACGGATACAGTTCGAGGACCAGATTCCACATCATTGCCGCGCTATATTCGGGCGGCAAAGTGATCTGGTCGTTCAAATCCTCAAACTGCTGGAGCTGCTGCATCACCGTAATGTCGATCTCGTACTGATTGTTCGGGATCGGCCAGATGAACAGATTGCCAAGCGGGTAACCGCCATCGTAGAACGCGAACTGCGGGAAGGCGTTCAGATCCTTGATGGAGATTCGGTTGTAATCCTCGCGCGCTCGGAGGATGTCCAGCGGGTAGCTGACAGGGAGAGGCGTGGCGACGTTCTGCCGGAAATATGCAGATTCTAGCTTCGCCGGTCGTGGAATATCAAAATCGCCACCGGGTCCCACTGTGTACGAGATCGCTCCAGTCGCCTGCTTCGACGACGTGATGAGCTGGTACACCATGTAGCGGCGCCGTTGCCATTGCGCCAGCATCATGTTCAGGAGGTTGAACGCATCGTTCATGTCCTCCGCACTGGCGGTCTGCCCTACCCCCAAGACGTTCGCCGTCTTGAGCGCAAGGGAAATAATGTCGGACGGGGTAGTAGGAAGCGGGACGCTCCTTATTGCTCCTTCGGCGGCCGCCCGCGGCGCTTCACCGGTTCGTCCTTCGCAAGCGCGACGGCCTCTTCGTCGGCGTCATAGACGATGATTCCCGAGCCGTCAGCGAGCGTGACCCACTTCGGATACTCGCAGTATTCATACGGCGCAGTGAAGTTGCGCATGTTCTCGTACATCCTGATCTCCAAAAAGGGAGCTGGAGGGGTTGCCTCCAGCTCCAAGTACAGCACCGGAGAGTAAAGCGCTATGCCACCAATGTCACAGCTGGTCGGCGACGATCACCGCCCATTCCGGACGGATGGCCGCGAAGCCATAGAGGACGTCAAGACGCGTGATCAGGTTGTCCGACATGATGTCGTATGCGGTGATCATCCGCATCGAGACGCCGTCGAACTGCGCACGAGCCGATTCGACAACACCACTCGTCGGCATTTCGAGGTCTGCCGTAGCGAGGGTGAAGGCTTCCGGGAAGTACGCGAGGTTCTTGCGATACTGCAGGCCTGGACCACCGACCAGCGTGATTGCCGCACCGTTCGCCGGCGATGCCGTGACGGTGTTGAATGCGGCCGGCGCCGGCACGATTGCGGGGTAGATCGGGATCGACGTAGCCCCCGACGCAACATCCGCCGTCACGACGAACTGACGCAGGGCAGCTTGATCATCGCCGGTCAAGCGGTTGATCGCGTTCACGCCAGCGATCGTGATGATGTCGCCAGCCTTGAGCGTGCCCGTAATGGCGCTGACCACCAGCGTATTGCCCGTTTGGTTCGCTCCGTTGACCGTGCCAGCCGTGAACGTGCCCGATGTATGGACCTTGGTCGTCTGGTCCATCATCCAATCGAAGCCGAGGGTGTCGCGCGTGATGAGGCCGGTCTCGAACTGATCCGAGATCTTGACTTGCGGGTTGAACAGCCCTTGCAGCGACGAAACCGTGTTCGCCTGCGTGATCGGGTCGAGGATGATCTTCCGATCCATCCGCGGCGACAGGTTCTGGTCGAGCAGCGCACCAGCTTGCAACCACGTCTTGGCGCTCGGGCTGATCAGGTTGTTGCTGCTGTCCGTATTCATGACGATGTTGCAAGCCGAGTTTGCAACGTTCATCAGGTCACCTGCCATCACAGCCGCCAGTCGGTTGACGGCGGGCGCGAGAATGCGCTCGCTGTAGTCATCCAGCGACATCGTGCGCTCGGCCGCGCCAAACGACACGGGAACGTTCTTCTGCTTGGCGACCGTGAGCGACGTATTCTGCTCGTTCGTGCCCTGCGGCGTGATGGCCGGGCCATCGTTCACCACATAGTCGTTCGGGAGGCGGATGCGCAGCGTGCTGCCGATCTTGGCACCGCTACGAGCAAATTGATCGTCGTATTGACGGTTGACGGTACGAAGGAAGGCGTTCGTCTGAGAGAACAGACGAACCGCTTCGTTCGTGATCATGTCGATTGTGAGAAGGCTGTTTGTTGCCCTGTGAGTTCTCCAAAAGCAAAGTCAAAATAACCGTTTCCGGCATCTCGTCTCTGCCCTCGGGAGACAACTTAACGGGCCAACCCGGTGATTGACGGCTCACCTCAGCCTATAGGCCCGGAGGGACGAATCCCTCCGGTGATTCGGAGTATAACGAACGAATATAAATTGTCAACGTTTCCGACGCGCCGTTTCGTTGCGCCATTTGAACCATTCAGGGGTACCAACGGTTGGCTCTGCACTATCCGAGCGCGACGCCCCGTCGACTGGCTGAATCGGCGGAGGCGCCTTCGAAATCTGCTTCGAAAGCGCTTTCGCCGCAGCTCCGGACATTTTCGCGAGTTCAATCCCCATCTGAAGAGGATCCAACGACGCGATGCGGATCGCCTCCCCGACGTTTTCGTTCTTGCCGAGCCACGTCAGCACCTTCTCCGGATTCGGTACCGCTGCAATCGCACGGAGGAAGTCTTGGCCCCCGACGCCTGCCATCTGAAGATTCGTCACGGCCGTGTCGTAGTCCGCACCGAACTCTTTCTTCCCGTTCGCCTCGATCTGAGACAGCGTGCGCACTAATTCCTGTTGACCCATGCGCTCTGTCGTCAGCCGTTCAGCGGCTGCCTCGACAAGGCGCTGAATGTCCTGCGGATTGGTCGGCTGCGGGGCACCCGGGTCGACGGTCCCTGCCGCTCGCAAGCGCGCCAGTTCGGCCTCTGCCGCCGCTGCACGTTCCTCCGCAGCACGGCGCGCAGCCGTAATCTCGCTGATGCGCTTCGGAACCCAGCTTGTATCGGGACGAGGCTGTTCTTGTTGCTCTTGATGCTCGACAACCTCGCTAGCATCAGTCGGCTGCTCTTGATTCTGATCAGTCTGTACGTCGCTCATGTGATTCTCCGGGAAGTTATTGTTGCTGCGGTTGTTGCGAAGGCTGTTCGACTGGCGTCAAAACGTCTTGGATACCGGCTGCATACATATTTGCAGGGTCTACCTGATCGACCGTTACGCCTGCTGCGGGGTCATCGGCACGCAGAGTCTCGGCGACGAGCTTGCGGACAATCGGCTCAAGCGCCTCATCACCCATACGAGGCATGAGTTTCGCAAGCCGATCCGTCTCGGCTTTGAAGGCGTCGAGAATAGTTTTGTTGTCGTTCTCCATCCGGAGCGCCAGATGGTTGAGCGCGTCCATGTCGATGCGCTTCTGTTCCAGTTCGTGCTGGATGTTCTTGTCTTGCAACTGTTGGTGAAGCTGCTGGATGAGCTGGACGGCCTGCTGGAGCTGTTGCTGGAGCTGCAGCACCTGCGGCGACGGACCATCGCCCAAAATTCCCGGCGTCGTGGCTTGAATCCAGTTGCGCATGCGCTCTTGAAGCTTGTCGGCAGCCGGGAAGTCGGCCATCAGCATGTACAGGTCACCAATCACATTCGAAAGCTGAGGCTGAGCAGCCAGCAACTGCGTCATCGCATTGAATGCCTGCTCACGCCGCGTCTCGAAGTTCGGGCCGACCTTCGCCACGACATCGTACGAACCCACCTTCGGGTTGAAGATTGCCGCAATCTTCGCTTCTGCACCGTTTTCCGTCTTTTGGAGAGACTGGGGCGCCTGCGGATCGATCTGAATTTGCTGTTCGTCTCCCGATTCCCCCATGATCCGGATGACGCGGCGCGTGTCGTAGACCTTCGGAATCAGGTCAATCAGCTGCTTGCCGGTGAAGCGGATCGCCTTCGCAAGGTTGTCCTGAAAGTGGAACGTGACACGCTCACCCTGCTTCTGACGCTGCTCGATCGAAACGCCGCTGATCTCATTGCCCTGCGCGCTGAATGTGGCCTCGTACTGACCGGTCGCCATCATCATCGCGTGCTCGGCCGCCTGCATCCCTTCCATGTAGACCGGGGCGCTAGTTGGGGGCGCCTGGCGCTCCGGTTTCGGCACCGCATTGCCATTCTCATCAGCCGAGTTGTACGGCAGATAGGCGTGATTCTGCGTGTTCGCAGTCGCCCAATAGTTTTCGAGGCCTTCGATAGCCTCAACAGGGGCGATGTAAGGGGACTTGCTCTGTAGTGCGCCGTATTCGAGCGCTGCCGATGCGTTGTAATTGTACGAACGCTGAGGATCCTTCAGATAGCGCACAAGGCCCTTGCGGTCCAAGCGACCATCCATGATGATTTCTTCTCCCGGTACACGGATGATGGGGATGTACGAGCCGACCCATTCTGATCGATCGACAATCTCCTCGCCAACGATCAGATACCACTTGACGGTCCACTTCGAGACGCGCCTGCGTTGTGCGTTCCCTTCGCTGAAGGCCTGTTCAAGCAAGCCACGCGCCTCTGTCGGCAGATCCGATTCGCGGACCATGTTCGTCGAGCCATCGTCACGCTCGATCGCGTACAGCCATTCCTTCGATTCTTCGCGCTCGTAGTACTCCGCTACGCGGACCGTGTTGCGGCTGTTCCATCCTTCCGCGCTATCGGAGATAGGCTGCTTCTTGACGATGTTCTCGTACTTCCGCTCGGCGTCGTCCCGCGGCATATCGTTAAACACGAAGCCATAGCGCGCGTCTGACCCATCCTGCGTCTTGATGTGAGGGTCGAGGTAGACCGAAAGCGGATCCGGGATCTGGCGGATGTAGATCTCTTGGTCGAAACCGTCAGCATCTGTGTAGTCGGTGACGATCCGCCAGTAGCCGATCCCTCCGGCGACCTGAAACTCCGTCGCGCGGTCGTAGGCAGTTTGGGCATCCGAGATGTACTCGATGCGCCGGATGATCTGTTCGAGGATCTGCGCCGATTCGTAGGTCGATTCATCGCCAGTCGGGCTGACTTGGACCTGCGGCTTGTTCTCTTTGGACTGGTTGACGACGTGCAGCCAATGGGTGTGCGTCTTGTTGATCGTCACCATCGGCTGACCGGCGATCTGCCGCGTCGCGCGCACCTTCGCGTCCCACTGCTCCTGATTGTCGGAATCAGCGAAGTTGAAGCGAATGTCGTCCTTAAAGCGCTGCCGAAAGGTGGATTCCCACTCTTGGCATTCCTTAAATCGCTTCTGCGCTCGCGCGATTACGTCTTTTTTGCGTTCAGCCCTGTCGGCTCCTTACGATCCCATCCAACTTCCGGGAGTATAGCCTCCAATCGACGTCTGCTTGCGCGGCATCGTCTGATATTCCTTCTTTTTGGCTCGATCGCGGACAATTCCGGGAAAAATCTCCGTGAGCGCCCAAATCAATGCGTCCGCTCTGTTAGGCGATCCTTCACCGAGATAGCCAACCGTCGAGAACGACGTGAGCTCGTCCTCAAGCTCGCGATACTGGCCGACGTGACGCACCTTGCCTTGCTCATACAGCGACGAGAAAGGCTCAGCCCGAACAGCCTTCCCGCGCGAAGCCGTGACCATCTTGAATGGCGTCCGAGGACGAGCCGTCAGGATGACGTGCTGCACCATTGCTCCCCCGAAGTTGCCCTCTCCTACCACCAGATCAGCCGCATGCCGATCGTAAGCAGACGCCGCAACTGAACCCCACGTTGCCGGCCCAGCCTTCACCGTACAGTCTTCCAGTAAATAAGCCACGCCGTTTGTGCCGAGCCCAACCACCGCAATGCCGATCTCGTCATTGTCCGCATTGTCCACATCGCCAGAGCCAGAGGGATCAACAGCCACAACAACGCGCACCATGTCAGGAAGAGGCTCATCGTCGCGATGGCGCCAACGGTCGATAGTTTCCTCGGCAAAGAGCTGGTTCGGCGTCGCATCGCTGAATTCTCCCTTGAGAAAGCGCTTCTGGAGGCGCGCAGACATGCCTTCCAGCGTCTTGAGATAGCTATCGCTCAGGTTCTGAGCGTTGTCGTGCGGGTTGATCTGGAAGCTGTCGTAGTCGGCTGGATTGGATAGGGGCTCTCCCGTCTCGGGGTCGACCTTCTGGATGAACCGCTTGTACGTCCAATGAGCTTTGCTCGGCGGGTTGCAGTCGTAATACGCCCGCATCTTGAGCGGTTCCGGCTGACGCCCCTCGATGCGCGTATAGACGAGCTGCGCAAGGCGCGTAATGGCAATGTCGACCGATCCCATCGGGATCTGGCTGCACTCATTGAAATACAGCGTGGCGAATTCCTTGCCCAGCACTTTCTCGACGCGTTCTTTGTCGTCAAGGCCCGAGAACCAAATCTCGCTGTCGATAGCATTCCCCGCTTCGTCCGTGACGCCCGTATGGATCACGGCATATCCATCGCCTTTGTGCATCGTGTAACGCACATTTGGGAAGGCAATGCGCATCACCTTCGGGAACGTATCGAGGACGATCGATTCATGCACATGCAATGCACGGAAGCGGAAGATGCCATGCCGGCTACCAGGTGCCTTGATAGCGCGCATGACGATGTTGCGCACATGCAGGAAGGTCTTGCCACTCCGCGAGCCCCCAAATAGCATCAGATGCGTCGCCAAGCCGGCGAGCATCACTTGGGCTTGTTCTTGGCGGGGCGTTAGCTTCCTTTACAAGCCCTCGTCGAGACTCGTAGCCACTACCTGCACGACGCCCACCACCTCATGCTCGGCCTTGATTTCCTTCGGTAGAACCTTGGGGTAAATCTGCGACCAGAAGATGCGCTCGTTCACCGGATCGGATTGCGCCCATGCCAACATGCCTTCTGCGCCACCAAGACCAGCGGCCACCTTCTCGATGGCCTCTTTCACGTTCGCCGTCGTCTTGTTAGGCGTGCCCTTTTGCCGGCCGCCTGTCTTTGCGCCCTTTGCCATAGTCTATATCTATCTACTACAGATACTCCGATAGGAGAGATCGGCCGGCGCTGATCTCCGGCTTTTCTTGGCCTTCGCCACTTCCCTAGTCCATGGCTACTCTCGGCCTCGCGCATCAGCCTGCGCATTCGCTCTCACGGCTGGCGATCGTTCTTAAGGCTGGTCTCTAAAAGGTGCCTGCACCACTTGCGCGGCGATCGCCATGCGTGAAAGCGCCCGTCACGTGGGCTTCCGGCCAATCGGCACATTAAGCACTGGCTATGCCATCAGGATTCGCGCCGTTCGACGCCTGCATGTGCCATACAGAAACTGGTTGCGGGAGGAGGAGTCGAACCCTCCAACTTCGGCTTAGGGGGCCGGCGTTATACCGTTTAACTATCCCGCGTCGGTCACTACTTCCAAATCTGCTGCCGTTTTATCTTATGGACAGTCGGCTTTGTTACGCCAAACCGCCTAGCAACTTCGCTGAGACTACCCTCAGCGGCACGGATTCTTTCAACATCAGCGCGGGTGAGTTTTGCATTCCAATGAGCTTCTCCCTTTGGCGGATCCGGAATTTTTGATCCACCCCGTGCGCGCCCCATTCTTGCAGTATCCTGATTGTTGTCCCGCGCTGTCCCGGCATAGACATGCGCCGGATTAATGCATACTGAAACGCCACATCGATGGCACGCCATCCAATTCCCATCGATGCCTGCCAGGAATCGATGAATTCGGACGTCTCTGCCATCAACCCGAGCTACAGCATAAGAAGGAGCGCCTTTTCTCGCCTGCGTCACACGCCCCATCCAAACCCAACAGCCTGTCTCAGTAATGCGCTCGATATTTCTCTCGAATTCTTCAGAGATCTTCATTCACTTACCCGAGGCGAGGGATGCTGCTCACTTCTTCTTCATGCCCTTCAAAGTCTCAGCAAGTCGTGCTCGCTGCCCGAGCTTGCCGCCTTTCTTCGCGGCCGCTTCCAATTTCTTCTCGGGGATCTTTTTGTCTTTTGGAACGCCGAGTTCCTTATGCAAAGCGCCGGGCTTCTTGATGGCGCCCGCGATCCATTTCTTCTCAGCCATCGTTCACTCCTTATTTTGGAGACGATATGCATTCCATGTTGAAAAGACGGCGGTGACGGTCCCATCCCTCTTTCTAAAGAGGAGATATCCTTTGGTATCGTAATCCGGCTCCCCTTCAGCGAGAATTACCTCACCCAACGTCCAGACGGCCCAGCACTTATCAGAGGGACTCATTTGCTCACGCCTTTGCCGCCGATGAGCGGAACGCCATTCACGCGAGTCGGCTCGGGCTTCGGACCGCTCGGCGGCTTGCCACCGTGGAACGTGCCAGCCTTTGCAGTGCGCGCTTCTTCTGCGCAGCGCGTCGCTTCTTTCATGTTCGAACCATCTTTCAGACCGCCAGCCATGACATTCTCCTAAGAGCCGCCGGTTGGCGGTTACGCCGAATATCCTACATAGGAGTGCGAAGTTGTGCATTCATGCTTAAAACATCGCTATTTGAATAAGCCCTTGAATGCGAGCCTACGCCACGTCCTAACGGATGCTGTCATTTGGAAGATCCGAACAGAGCGGCCGTCAAATCATCTCGCGTATGAGTAACCGGCGCCCAATCCTTTCGACCACCGCGGCCGCTCCGTTTGCCGGTCGGCACCGCCTGCT